ATGAACATACAACGGAAACTACAGTTAATCCAGGCGGAGCTTAAAGCACCCAAAGGACAGACTAATAAGTTCGGAGGGTATCGCTATCGCTCCTGTGAGGACATCCTTACTGCGCTGAAACCTTTGATGTCAAAGTACGAATGCGCTTTAGTCATCACTGATAATATCGTCGAGGTCGGCGGTCGAGTTTACGTCAATGCTACTGCGTCACTTGGCGATACGTTAAGCGGAGATTTCCTCAACGCTAATGGATTCGCTCGTGAGGCTGAGACAAAGAAAGGTATGGACGATGCCCAGATTACCGGCAGTGCTTCATCCTACGCCAGAAAATATGCACTGAATGGCCTCTTTGCTATTGACGATACCAAAGATCCGGATGCTACTAATGACCACGGCAGCAAACTTCCTAAACCTACAACTAAACAATCACAAGGATTCTAAGCGGAACATTCTGTTGCGCACAAATATTATGGACTTACGAAACGAAATCATTGATGTCATCTCCAGCATTCAAATGCTTGACAACCATTACGAAACTATCATCGGGGAGATGAAAGAAAATCTTGAAGCAGTACACCTGCACAATAACCTCTTGGATAAGCAGAACCAATTGCTTAATCAGAAAATCGACGCACTTGCTAAACACTTGAGCGTCAAGCTAGAACAACCTGACACAACCATCCGTGCTGTAAAGCTGGATGAAGATGTCGCCTAATCATAACCAATAACGAAAGTAATATTATGTCACAATACGATAACACTAACTCCGGTACATTCTTCGTCAATGACCGTAAAGAAAAACCAAATCATCCTGACTACAGCGGGAAGATTAATGTCGAGGGTAAGGAGTACTACCTCAAGGGCTGGAAGAAGACGGCCAAGAGCGGTACGAACTTTCTTTCCCTGGCATTGAATCCAGTGGACGCAGCACCCGCAGGTAGCTCATCTGAGCCAAAAGCTGCAAGTGCGCCAACCAATGACAACACCCCATTCTAAGGATGTCCTCATCTTCATTCGATAAGATCTGGTGGGAAACATTCCGGCGTGCTGAGGTCAGTTCCATTTTGGAACTAACCGCTCACAAATGCTCGGATTACACAGGAGGCGAAAGCTGCGATAACCCCTTCGCAAACTTCGATGCTTCCTCCGAGTTCGGTGTTCATCCCTTAACAGGTGTTTGCATTCGGATGCAGGACAAATTCCAGAGAGCGAAGGCTTTCTGTAACGACGGTCAGCTAAAAGTAGTTACTAATGGCGACCAATCCAAGGACATATTCCGCGACCTAATTGGCTACTCGTTGATAGCCATAGGGATGCTCGAAAGAGCAGAGTCGGAGTAAGTCCCTGTGCTAAGATGCTTGCCCCTTACAATTCGGTAGGGGGCAAGTAATTCTTATGACTCAATATAATAAAATAGACCGCAACGAAATGACTAAAATAAAAGAAGCCGCCGAAGTATCTCTCTCCATCTATAATTCAATTGATAGTTATAGGTTGCCGGAAGTGAATCGTGTAGCTCATAAGTCCCTTGGACAAGTCCTTCGTTCTCTGGTAGAATTACTTGATAATGAACGAAACAAACCTACTGACGACGAACCAGCCACATAGTGCCGAGGCTGAAAGAAAATTAATAGCATCCTGCCTATTCCCAGGTGACGCATCCGTATATGATATGGTCCGTCCTTTACTGGAGGCCGAGGATTTTTACGTACTAAGATTTAAATTACTGTACCAAGCCATAGGTGAACTTGCTCAACTGAGTAAGCCTATTGACGAGGTGTCCATTGCAGAGCACCTGAAGTCCCTCAGAGGGCTTGACGAGGTCGGGGGTATAGCAGGTATACTATCGGTAGCTGACGGCGTTTACAGCGAACTCACAGCCAAGTTCTACGCGAACATCGTAGCAGAGAAGGCTAGGCTCCGTGAGATTATGAAGTCCTGCCGGATTGCTGTCGAGAATGTGGAGTCCGAGGCTCTTAGCTATGACGAGATACGCAGCACCCTTGAGGCCGAGATTACTGCACGTCCCTTATTCAGCCAGAATAAATCCGGGATCGGTTCGTCCGCCGACGAGCTACTGGAGGACATCGCTAGGATGCAAGCAGGTGACTACGTACCCGACGTTGTTAAGACGCATACCAATAACTTGGATAGTGAGCTTGGCAATCGGGGCATAGCCGCTGGTGAAGTAATGACTGTAGCTGCACCTACCTCCTGTGGTAAGTCAGCACTGGCCCTGTATATTGTATCCCAGGCTGTAGCAAAGGATGGTCACGCCTGTGGAGTCTTCTCCTTGGAGATGCCACAGAAGCAGCTTACCAAGAGACTGACGCAGGTTATCTCAGGTGTTAACCTTCGCAGCGTGGAGGACAACATAGCCCAGCCAGAGCAGGTCAAGCGGGTTCACGAGACTATCTCTGACCTCAAGACAATGCCCGTGTACACCTCGCACTCAGTCAAGAGTGCTGATGATCTATACAGCCAGACCCGACAGTTCGTTAACAAGCACGGCGTAAAGCTACTGGTCATTGATTACTTACAGCTTATACCATTCTCTTCCAAGATGGGTAAGGCCGAGGGCATCGCCAGTATCTCTCACAAAATTAAGCAGATGGCTATTGATCTCAATATCGCCATTATCCTACTAGCACAGGTCAACCGAGAGGGAGCCAAGAATGGCCGACTTAAATTGTATGACCTAAAGGATTCCGGGGACATCGAGAATGATGCCGACGTTGTTCTGCTTATGTATCCCTCAAACGGAGATGTTGAATCCTCTAAGGATAAAGATGCCCGTGGAGGTTTCACCCGTCTAACCTACGAGATAGCTAAGAACCGTGAAGGTGAGCGCGACATCGGAGGTACGTTTAAATTCTATCACTGCACAGGGAGGTTCGGATAATGACAGAAGAACAAGTAGCACAAAATATAATGTTGGCTTTTCCTAATATGAATAAGCTGATCAAAGCCGAGGACGAGTTCAGTCCTTTTGATTACGAGAGCATTGATTACTTAGTTGAAATCAAGGTACGCCGAAAGGCATATGATCCCTGGATTATTGAGCAGCTAAAGCTTGATACCAATATCGGTATAGCTGAATCAGTAAAGAAGGACTTCATCTATGTCAATGGATACCAACATCTTCTGTATGTCTGGAATATATCTAAGCTAATCCGGGATGACTACGACTTCGGGTTCGAGGATCGTGAGATGCCTTGGACTACGGACTTTGAAGCAGTACAAATAATAACCAAGCGTACCGGTTACCTATACAATCGCAGCGCACATACCATCAATACACAAGAACTATGATAGCTACAGAAACATCAAAGGATATAAGCGTAAACGGAATAAGGGTAACCTGCTACTCGGATGGCAGCATAGAGGTCCACGTTCCTCGCAGTAAAGGTAGGACGTTTGGATGCACAGATAACAATGGTTACGTGCAGCACACTATTAACTCAAGGTCATTCAAGATTCACGAGTTAATCGCAAGAGCATTCCTTGGAAGTAGACCAAGGAACTACGACGTTGATCACATCGATGGGGATAAGTTAAACAATGCACCATCCAACTTGCGGTATGTCACACACTCTCAGAATCTTAGGGGATCACGAAAGATAACAGGTAATTCTCAGTACCGGGGAGTATTCTGGCCAACTGGTCGAAAAAAGTGCCGGGTCACAATTATTAATTGTGTAAATGGCGGGAGCACTAAGCGGTACGAACTTGGCTACTTTGACGACGAGAAGGAGGCCGCTATCGCCCGTGATACCTTCTGCTACGAGGAGTTAAATTATCCTCTAGAAGGGTTAAATTTTCCTGAGTTATTTGTTGACAAGGAGGAGGCTTCCGTACAAGTTCAGAGGATGCAAGACACCGAAGAAAACATCGAAAGAATCCAGACCCAGATCGATATGATTCGTCAGGAATCCCGGCTCCTATCCTACCGCATTGATCGTATGACCGAGCAGCGCAAGGAACTCCAGGATGAGAAGCGCAACCTAAAAGATTTACTTACTAAATATAAGAACCCATAGTGTATAATACTTATCAGTGAGTTTGCGTCCTTGTTCTCACTGAAATAACAAGGTAAGCTGTTGGAGTAATCCGCAGCGGGATCGGTTTATGTCCTATTTGATTCCTTGTTTCGTTACGGTAGCCCCGTCCTTTTTATGTGGAGGACGGGGCTTTTCGTTACTTACTGAACGCATCCTTGAAGGATTGCATATCAAGCATTAACTCCTGTACTCCACTAGATAGAACATCGCGATCAATCTGCTCCTGTATATATCTGGCAGCTTGTTCCCGCTCCATACCCTCGATACGCTTCACGAAGTACTGAGCACGTGCAGCCTTTGATAAACCTATCACCCGACGATCTGCTGAGGTGATACCGGCAGCATCATCCTTTATAAATCTTTCAACTCGTCGTATCACGGACTCATTTACATCTTGATCAACCGACATATCTTGAAGGATTCTAGCAATCTCTGGGCGACTATCTGCCCCCTTGATCTTATGCTTGTATACATTAGCAATCCGACTTGCTTTGGCCGCTGTAGTCTTGTCCTGCTTCTGTACATTATCAAGGATCTGTTGATCACCTGTACGCATCTCAAAAGACTTAGCGTATGTCTCCCCGTAGAATCTACGAAGGATAGGAACATCGGACCGATTAATCTTCTCTCCGTTCCACATCTTAGAGGTTACGTTGAAGATTCTCTTTACCGTTGTACCCGGACCGCCAGTATAGTTCTGGTACAAGTACAGCAAAGTTTCCGGAGATACCTCTTGCCCCATATCCTCTAGCTGTTCAGAGAGGTTCATTGCCAGCTCGCCACCCTGTGTACGTGCTGTCCAAGGATGAATCTTCTCAACGGCTGAGATGTTTTCTTGTTCGAGCCAGTGAGGTCGAATGTCCCGACCTAGACCATCCTTATTTCTAGCTATGTCGTGAAACGGTCTCAGCACAGTTGGTATCGGCGATCCACCCATAGGATTGTATGAATCAATGATATTCTTCGATAGATCACTAGCCACTTTCGTCACGTCGATGTTCTCGTCGTCACCAAACATAATCCG